GGTCGGTTGACTTCCTTCTCCCACTTGGATGCAAGGTTGCGGTACTTCTCCAGACTCTTATTATACACCCGAATCTCTTGCAAGTTTCCTTCCAAGGTTTTCTTCTCGGTTTGGGCAGCTGCCAGCTCTTTTCTTGCCTCAGATAAATCATCGTTTAAACCCTCATTCCGAAGATAAGCAAATCCTCCCACAATGAGTAGAAGGAAAACTAGACCGATGATGATATAAATCAAAATCCGATTGATCATTTACCAGTACCTCATGGATTCTAAAGACTTGTCAAAGAGTTTAGCGAAGTCGTATATCTTTTCACTGTACCTGTAATTAACCGAGCAGAGATCAAGGGGACCGCTTTTTAACTGAATAATCTTGCGTTTACATGCTTGTCTCATTTCAAAATGGGATAAGACTTCTGCCCGTTGATATTCCTTATAGAGATTTGCTTTCCCTCCATTGTAAATCTGATAATCTACCCACAAAGGCTTATGTCCCCAATTCTCTTTCTTGTGGATATGACTGATGTAGAAAGCTTGGGCATTAATAGCTTGAGCAGGATTAGAGGGAAGAAAAGGGGACTTCATTAAAGTGGATACATATTTAGCAGTCGAAGGCATGAATTGGGCTACACCAGTTCCCCCATCGAATGCTGTAATGTTTCGGCAGTTACTCTCCACCTTTAATTGAGCTAAACCAAACTTCCAAGGATAAGCAGGTCCTAAATACTTTTGATGACTCTTTCGAACGGCAAGTCGGTAGGATTCACAGCGGTCTTGGGCTAAGACAATCGAAGGGATTATCCACCAAAGGACCAAGCAAGCATAAATCCAAGGTAGATACTTATGATAAGCAGATTGTTTGACCATTCTTTTTCACTCTTGAAGGTGATGTATCGGAAGGCTAGTTTACGGACTATGTGAGCATTGGCAAAACCAGCATTTACATACAAAGCTTTGGACAAGAATAATGTCCAGAATGCAATCTTCGGATTGATATTGTCGGATTCCAAATACTCCGGGGGGATTAGACCTATCAGTAATAGAATTACGATGAAGACTGCTAAGGGGATGGATATGCGGTAAAGTTCCTCTCTTATAGTTTTAAATGTCTTCATTCTTGGCTCCTATTATCTCAAAAGGTTCGGATTCAAAAGAGTAGGTAACTTTCTTCATCACGGTAGGTTGGTAGATTAAAGTTATACGAAGTCGGTATTTCCCAGTATGACATAAACCTTTGGGTAGCTTCAGTTCCTGTATCAGCACCCCCTTACCTGTAGGTAAATTAGAACGAAGAGGTGGATAAATCAGGGTGTAGTCGTTTACCAGTTGTCTTATGATCTCTCCGGAGAAAGGTTCCTTCTTGTCGTAAACCAATTTGTAGACAATAGAACCACCCATCTTGATGTCCCCTCTGTTCATAATCTGAATGGGTTGTGTAACATCTATCACAGTAAATGGCCAAAAACTCAGGTACAGTACAAAAATGTACGTTATACCCACCAGAACTAATACAGCCTTAAGCATCTGTTTCATTTTTTCTTGATTACCTCCATAACTTTCCCATCTTCAAACACATGACCATGGAAATTACTGTTATCCCACAGTTGACGATGGGCTTCCAAGTTTTCTTCGGCAATACACTCGACTCTACCACGTAGAGTCTCTAATCTTTCTTTAACCATGGTTTCATCGGCTTTGCTAGCAACCTGAGCTTTAAGGGAGGAAATCTCGTTCTTCGCAAGGTATCCGGCAATAGCCATAAGAATCGTGTTTAAGACAACAATTAACGTACTAGGTTCTACCATTGGCCCGCCCCCATGATAATACCTTTCAAGAGATGTAAGTTTGTTTAGGTTTCCTTTATAACATCATCAATAATCCTTAAGGTGAGCTTCATGGCTGTCAAGTGCTGATCACCCTGGGTCAGTTCTATCTCTGCTTTGTAACGACCGACAGAAGCCGTATCCACGGCAGTTAAGTCTATATAGCATTGACCAAGCGTTGCGTCCGTCCAAACACAATTCTTAGGACCGATTGCATAAGTCACATCATCAAGGGAAACCTTTGCCGCAAAAGCAGCAGTCCAACCGGAATAGTCATCCTCCAGATCAATCACAATTCTCGGAGTGTCTCCACGCACAATCTCTACAGTTTGACTGGCTACGGCTACGGCTGAATAAACCTGACCTTGAATGGCTGGGAGAGTATATGTAGCTCCCCACAGACCCTCTCCATGAGTAGAAGAAAGCTGTTCGTCTATCTCTTCGACGGAAGCTCCCCCTCCTCCCCCACCACCAGCAGGAGCATTATATAAAGAATCCTCGGTGAAGCGACTATTCTCTCCATCAGCTTCTAACATGGTGTCCAACTTATCTAAAATGGAAGCCATTGCTTCTTGAACAGCTTCGGTTGCCAATGATGCTACAGCCGAAGCGATTGCAGCTATTGTGGCATTATCCGGTGCTGTGTAAGCTCCTGATGCCAGACGTGAGGTGATAGTAGCATCCAATTTAGCTAAGCGGGTATCGGTAGTCAACAAAGGATTTGTGGGTATATTATTGACGCTCGTTTGACTTGCCGCCGACTTTGCAGCATCGTAGGCACTACTCAAAGTGGCATTACTCACAGTAGGTTGTGTGGTGAAAGCTTTTACGTCGGCTGGTAGATTACCGGAAACATCCCCAGCAGCCAAACTTACCGCTCTCTTTGCACTAATGAGCTGATCAAGGAAAGCTGCTTTGGCGTTTGTCCAGACCGTATTGTCCAGAGCTGATGAAGCATTGGCTTTGGAGTCGATCAATGTCTTCAGAGCGGATAGACCACATATCGCATCCTCCAACAGATCATTGATCGCTGTTATTGTAGTATTGTCGGGGGCAGTGGTAGGTAAATCCCCTATGGCATCAATGATTGCCGCAAGACTGCTTCCTGCTGCTTCTATGGTTGTCTTTATAGCTGTAAGAGCCGTATCGTTGGGGGCATCTATTAAATTCATTTTGTCCCCGGCTTGTGCTGCCGTCTTTGCAGCATCGTAGGCTTCATCGAGGGTAACTCCGGTTACAGTGGGCTGAACAGTGTAAGCTTTAACGTCTGCCGGAAGGTTACCTGATACATCTGCGGCTGCAAGAGTAGCAGGAGATTTGGCTACTGCCGCACCGGCCGCATGTCTTGTGCTGATCGCTGCGTCCAGATAATCTTTGATCAATTTTCCTATGCTGCCGACCGCCGTAATACCGGTAAGCAAAGATTCCCAGATCGCTGCCGCCATTGCTGTGGCAAACGTACTGCTTTTGAGGATGAGATCGGCACCGGTGGAAGCTAGAGAGAATCCGGTCTTGTCAGATACAGCTACACTCTGTCCATCTGTTAAGTCTACTGTTTGGCTGAGCTTTGTACCGTTAGTGGTGGGGAGTGCTCCGGCTGTTCCGGGAACACCGTCAGGTAAACTGTTTATCGTACCTGTAGGACTGGCTTTATCAAAGAATTTCTTAAAGGCAGCTGCAATACGTCCACCGGCTGTTTCAGTTAAAGCCGTATTAAGGATTTTACTTACACTTACTCCAGTTGCTCCAGAAAGAGCGTCGATTAGGGTTTTTACCGCTGAATTTCCGTAAGTTCCGTTACTGACGACAGCATAAGCATCTCCGCTTTGGACGGCCCTTATCTGGAAAACATGGGATTCAATAGCCGATACGGAATCTACCGTAGCTTTCACCAAGACGACATAGATTTTACCTCGTTCGAAACCTGCTGCGGCAGTAAGTTGCCGTCTACCATAGTAGAAACCAACTACTGTATCAAAGGGTGTTGCGGGAGTCATGTCCACATCTTCATCTATTCCAGTTGTGTTACCCTCTTCATAGATTGAATAAGTAAGAACGGTTGCTGCATAGGCAGCTCCTGAGGAAAACCGATGGGCTACTACCGGAATGGGTACATATTCGTCTATGTCATAAATTCCCAGATACATTTTTTACCTCACTATTGAACCACCTAAAACGGGGAGACCACCACCTCCACCTGCTCCTGCACCATCACTAAATCCACATATCATTAATCCAGCCGCTATCCTTCTGGTTAAAGTTTCCTCCGCCCATGCTCCGCCGTCTACTCTCGACGTATAGCGGAAATTGATGCCCCCATCTATAGCTTGCCAATAATTGCGTGTATTAACATCCAAATAAGGAAGAGCAATATTGGTTGCGGTATCAGCACGAAGACTTAAATAAAAATCAGTATTTGCCGGAATATCTACTACGGAGCTAAAAGGAGCAATGGTAATATCATTTGACGACCATGCTCTATTAGCAGCGGTCATACCTGAAGTTACTGTTGTTTCTCCACAGGTTAAAATGATCGAATTGTTACCATCAAAATCGGCCATAACCCAGGCACCATCGGCCCTTACAGGGAAAGGAAATTGACCAACCAAAGCGTATTCATCAGGATTAGAACCGCTGTTATAGGTTAAAACACCAGTAGCCGAAAATATAGTTGAAGTTATTAAAGTTCCGTAAGTTCCATCATCAAAGCAAAGAACTATGTTCGGGGTTCTTGCTAAGGCAAAAGACCAAGTTCCCGTATAAAGTCCTACAAGTTCTTGTGCATACTTAACACCCCAACCAGAATCTGTGCGTCCTGCAATATTTATTACATCACCTGCATTAAACGTCTGGAACTCCAACACCACACAAACAATTTCTCCGGGATTAACGGTCCTTGTTGCAGATAAATTTCCAGTTTCTACCCAAGCATCAGCAGTCATGTTATCCGTACCGTTTACCATGTCGTAATATTGATCTTGAGTTCCATCTGGGGCAAGACCGACTCCAGATATATTTTGCAGAGATATTCTAACGGCGGTAGGCGTCCCTCCTGCTGTCACAGTCATGGTAGAACCCCATTTAAAACCAATCTTCTGTATGTTTTTAGAGGTTCTATCTTTCGTAAACACTTTGCCCGAAATTGATATTTTCTCCGTTGCGGTGCGCAATGGCCCAATATCTCCAAAAGCAAATTTCGTTAGATTATCATAAGAAAACCACTTCCAACTAGGTATAATGACCCCTATACCGGGAATATTCTGGTAAGCCATTGTTACACCTTAAATTCTTTTGTATTTATACTGCTAACAATTTTACCCCAGTCTGTTTCTCCAGATACCTTTATATTTGTCTTCAGATTGTGTAGAACTATATCAAACCTACCTTCTAAAGAAGGTATTTCAGACAGGAGATCATCCTTTGTAGTTACATACGTCCTAGTTTCTCCATCTATCTCAAGATTAATGGATATATGGAGACCGCAATCAAGTAACGAAATAGTTGCCTTTGCCATCTAACACTCCTACAATCGTGCTTGTGTCCTGTTTAATTTGATGTTGATCTATTTTGGCGACATAGCATAAATGTTTAAAAAATTCAAGGAAAATCCGCACTTACAAAAATCTTATTTCTTACGGGGCAGACGTGGGTGGAACAAAATCGGTAGTCCACAAAATCCTGTTAGTTAGCACACAACCGTCGATCCATGCTACTGTACCGCTTGAATTATATTGACCGCTTAACCCAAATTCTAAATCAAAATTACCCTCCCAAGCATTAGAAAGGGCAGAAGTGAGAGAACCTTTTAATGATCCATTAATATAAACCTTCACAACTCCAGAAGAAGCTGTGATGGCAATGTGAATCCAAGTAGAAAAGGGAATGGTTAGAGAGACAGTACCCAAGTTATGACCCCAACGGGTTGAAGCATCATAAGCCTGCATTCCAAATCGGTCGTATTCCACATTGTAATATAATTCAATCCACCTGTAATTAGCAGAATAATCCCCGATAAGAAAAGACATCCGAGCAGTCTCATAATTTACCATATCAGCTCTTTCGATACGGAACCAACTATGTAAAGTCCAATTGGTTAAAGGTGTATCTGAAAGATCATAACGTAAACCAGCCCAATCATGGGTGTATGCTGGATGATTAACATAGAGTGAACCAGAACCGAACTTACTTTGTAGATTGGTAATAGAAGAATAGACATTGTGGGTCAAAGAAGGAGCCGCCGGTGCTTCGTTTATGTAAGTTGTGTCACCCTCATCCCCTTCAAAATTGAGGACAAGAATTTGATCAGGATCTACATCTAAAACAATGGACGTATGGATTTCATCCGACAATTCACTTTCCTGACCTCTTCCATCTACAGAGCTTATCCTATAGTAATAATCGCCTGATGAAGTAGGGATGTGGGTGTATGTTAAATCGGTTATACCGGTAATCTTGTTATCTCCAGTAGTTACTCCTGGAGAAGTATCCCAATATATAATATAAGAAACGGCTCTGGGGGAAGCATCCCAAGATAAAACAGAACTCGACCCACCAGCTACTACGGGATTTGCGGGGATAGGGGGAGGAGGGGTAGGTACTGTATAAGTAGCCGCCACTCTTGGCAGCAGAGTTCCACCCATCTTGTTCAAGATGACATATTGACCATTAACTTTACAAACCAAAACATTCTCTCCTTCGTGGAGATCCGTTAGATCGTAAAGATAACTCCCCGCACTCACAAGACCGTTCTTCAGGAATAAGGATACTCGACCTTTCTCCCTATTGATTGTAATTATCTTTCCTTGTTCGATCTTGTCTGGCTTTATAGTGTTCCCGAGCAATATACTCATCGGAATAGCTCCAAGTAACTCGCTGTTCTTAATATGGTTATCAAACTCGCTTCCCCATTATCCGCTACATTCCCCGATATAGTCTGGGCAAGAACTTGACTTTTCTGGGTTTTATTTCTACGGGTACTGGTATAAGTCACAATGTCACCTACCTCAATTTCGGGAAGATGACAACCTAATGTAATTTCTTTCGACAACGTGGCAAAGGAATGAAGGTTCAATTCAGCTTCCCCTCTGGAAACTACCAATGTCGAATTGTTGTAAATCGGATCTCTTATCTCGTCTAAGTCGGTAAAAGGTTTGATCTTAAAGAATCTGTCTCCTGCAATGAGTTCGGAAAGCTTCAAGTGGTATTCTAGGTCGGAGTAATAGTAACCAACATCCTCATATTCGTCTACAGCTAAAATAACCTTAAGATTGGCATCAGCTACTCCGTAAGCTACAAGATTAGTACCCGCTAGTAAATCAGCTTGTGTGGAATATAAGTAGACAGCGGTGTTGTTTACCTTCAAATACCAGGTTTGATTAGGACTAACATTCCAATCAAAAATCTCCAGATCAGAATGAACAGTACCTACCTCCGTAGTGACAGAGTAGACTTTGCTCATTATGTAAAGGGAGTAATTCTGAGGAGCTTTTATTATGCTGAACAAGACGGCTATATCGGTTCGTTTATCTCCAACTTCTACTTCAAACCGAGTTGCCACATTCTGAAAATTGTAGTAGTCCCAGGATTCGACAAAGAACTCAATACCAATATTGGTAAATAAATCCCGGATTGCTTCAAAGCGGATAACCACATCTTCATAGGTTACTGCCGCTAGGGAAAACTCTACTGAGGTGTCGTCGTAACCGTCAGCCATATTATCCTCTTATCACTCGACAAATGGGTTTCCCGACAACCCCTGTCTTCCATCCGGAAGTGGGTGATCCTCTAAACTCTTTACCAAACACAGCTTTTACTTCGGAAAGACCACTCCCTGCTAAGTGAAAACCCCTGACTGCCGTGCTGTTAAAAAGTTTACCAAGAAACCAGAAGGATTGTACTTTCGTTGAACCCGTAATCACATTCTGCATAGCTTCCACAAAGAAGTTGTACTTCTCCATTCCTGAGATTTCCATGGAGAAGTTAATGATTTGTTTGGAGAGCTGATCTACTCCCTCAAAATCAAAAAGCATCTTCTCTATCGGAAGACATTGAGAGTCTCTCCAACCTGGGTTGTCTGATCGAACATCGGGTAACATCAGCATTGCGGTGTTGGAGAAGAACAGTCTTATCCGCCAGGAGTTCATAATTCCTCCTATGAATATGTGTAGTGAATGGCAAGAACCAAGTCGTTATTGTACCAGTCGGCTGCATCCCATGAACCCATCGAGTCCAGAAGAATCTGCTTCATGTTCCAATAAACATAACCGGCACCGGCAAGAGGATTGTCATCCAGTGTGACGTAAGAATCGGTTCCTGCAAGAGGAGTTCCCGTCCAAGTAGCTGCCCCCGGTACACCGTCTGTAGTCCCTATTGCCTTGAAGACACTGTTTGCGGGAGTACCGTCACCCAATGGCTTACTGGCCCATGTGGCATGAGTGTTGTCATCGTAAGCTTCAAGGGTAGGTGCGGTAACTGTAGCTCCGCTGAACCAGGCACAACAAACGTAACGAGTATTTCCACCGCTTCCCCCACCTGCTGTAGTTCCTGCAAGAACTACCTGCTGATAGTCCCCTTCACTATTATCCATAAGAAAGAGCTTCGGGACTTCAGAGGAACCAGATTGAGGAATAATGGCAGGATAAGATGCACCTGAGATTAAATCCCCACCCATTTGTTGTGAGTCCCTCCATACAATAATGTCCCCTGCACCCATAAGCAAGAAGTTAGAATCTCCTGCAGGGTTAGTACAAGCCACATCATTGGAAGAGATGTTAAACAGAATATTTACGGTTGGTTTGGACATAAAAATTACCTCCTAGAAAGGACTCGTTACATAAACTGTGGCATTTGCCGAAACAGTTTGCCACTCATAATCTACATAATCTTCACCGGTAATTCGAATACCGATGGATTGATTGCAAGCATTGTTTCCTACCTTCAGACTATTGTTAACCACTTCTACAAAACCACTCCCCGAAGTTATTGTCAGAACAAAAGAACCAGACACAACTTCTCCACTTGATCTGCATAAGTAGTAAGGACCAAATGTCTGATCTCCCGGGATTGTCTTTGTGGGATTGAGAGGACCGGTTATGTTGTAAGTTATCTCTGTACCACTTACTCCACCTGTGTATGTGACTGAGAGGGAAGCAGTCAAACTCTCACCCGTTCTGGGATGAACTCCTTGGACAGACACCGATACCGACTGCGAAGGAGTCAACTTATTTGTCGAAAAATACCCTAAGGAGGGAATCTGAAGATAACCAGAACCACTCGCAGCAATCTTAGTTTGGGTAATGAGTACGGGTGTACCTGTAACTGGATCCATCATGTACAGGTTATAAGGTCCAAACCTTTGAATGTCTTGTCCCCCGTTTGCATAAACACAGGCTATCGGACCTTCCACGTAAACGGTCGGTTTTGTCTCTCCCCCACCAGTACCTGTATCACTGACAATGCTTACCTTTATTGACTGAGTTAGTCCTTGCTCGGTGTCTACATCTACGGATACATTTACCTGAGCATCACCGACATGACTACCCTTCAGGTAATTCCTGACGGAACCTCCCCGAGTATAATCGACAAGAACTTCGGTACCTGTGGCTACAAACGCATTGAGGTCGATTATCCTTCCTACGAAGGAACTATAGAGATTCGATCCTGTTTTTTGTCCGTAAGCATCAATTAACCAGATACCAGTGACTGTAGTTATGGGGCAAGAAAGAACACATTGGGATTGACCAAATATGTCGTTTACTACCTCAGTTTTTTCTCCTGTAATTGTAATGGTTTCTGTAGCTTTATCAGCCCAAGCAAGATAGCCATTACCTGTAACTTCAAGCATGTGAACAACTACATTAGCCGGACATCCACCATTCTCCACGTAAACGTCTATAACAGACTGACCCGTGGAAATGGTAGTCGGGTTTGCCGTTATTGTCATGCTCGTCTTACATTTGCAGGAGTTATCCACATAAAGAAGCTTTACATTGTCTCTCCCTGATACAGAGGCAATTACGTTGACTTCCCCAAGTAACTGTACGGCGGTGGGACTTTCGTAAGCCTTTTCGTCATAGACAATGACATTCTTGACCATTCCTGAAGCCATATAACTAATGACAACCATCTGATCACAGAAGTTAAACTGGGTTAAGGTTAGATACACCGTCTTGCCGTCAATGACATAACCGTTATTTGCAGCGTAATTAAAACTTCTCGATTTGTCGGAGTATGCCCAGATACCTAAAATTGAAGAAGCCTCAAATTCAGTAGAAACGGAGTTTACCCCGGAAGCTCTTTTAATCTCGCTGGGAATAAGCATCTCTTGGGTATTCTGACTGGCTGTTTTCTGTAAGTTAGCCGGAGAATGAGGATACTTGAACCACATATCTTTAGCATTAGCAGGTTCAAAGAACCACTCAACCACAGCATTATTTATGGGAACACTGTCACCGTTCTTTACTTGAGCATAAATAATCAGATCGGTATTTCCGTCTACACCCATACATTCTGAATCCATAGACATTTCTATGCTGTTCTGGGATGTCGTTTGTGCCGGTGTAATCTTAATCCTATTTCCAAACTCAGGCCACTCTGGTTCTTCATTGTAACTCTGCACGATTAAGTCGGTAATATCTACATCAGAGGTGGTTGGTGCCCTGTCTAAAACACGGATACAGATGTCTCCTTGACGGTCACAGGTTACGAAACCCTCCGCACCGACAGCTAAGTTGACGAGCTTCTTAAGGACTTCTATAGGAAGCTCGTTATCGGCTTCGAAATTGTCGGCATAAACATAGAAGTCGGCAAGATCACATTTGTTCTCATCCCAAGTTAGACCTACGGATTCTAACAATTCCTCACAGATGTTATAAAAGGTAGTATCTGCCACCCAAAGCTTAGTAATCTTTTGAGCAAAGGGTTCTCCCATTATGGCTGTGGACTGTCTTCCCCAAATCCCTGTAGTTGTTTCATTGAGACCTACTCGAAAGGTCGGTCGTTCTATAAAGAACTCTCCTTGGGATATCCACGCAGGATCGTATTCGTCTTCATATTCATCTTCGGAAAGCTCATTGGTTCTGGTGAAAACTTCTATTCGTGGACTCTCCGGGATTATAGAAAAATCCAGAGCATCATAAAAAGTCTCATCGGCAAGTTCCAAAGATAATTCCCTACAGAACATCTCAAGACTGGATTCTATATTGAAGGACAGAACCTTGTCTGTTATATCTACAGTCCCGTCTAATACGAATTTCCAACCGTAGTCTCCCACCTAGTATTCTCCTAAGTCTTCTCTTTCCAAAACCACAAAATTCATCTCGTAATTAAACCGGGTCATCCCGTAATGTGAGCTGATCAAGTTTCGTCTTGAAATGTAGCCTCTCGGTCGTGCAAACTTCACAAGAAAACAGTCATAGCCGTCGGTAAAATAGAATTGCCCATTAGATATTTGACTCGCTGCTATAAATGCTTGATTAGTCAAAATCGAAAAGGCTGCCTCATCTGAGATCGTTATCCTCTGATCCTGTATCTGTTCTCCAAAGTCTTGAACTACGACTCCCCCTAGAGTGGGAATGACCGAACCCCTCATCGTGTTTCCCGCGAAAGGATCATATGTACCCTTACCGATCGGGTCTGTATCGAACACTATTAAAACAGAAGGAGCAGGATTGAAGGCTTCTTGTGGATCAAGAGAAGCTCCTAACTCCGTACTGAATAAAGCAAACTTCGATCTAGCCATGGGATAACCTCATTCTCGCTAATTCTGTTTCCAGTCTCTTTATCTGTTGCCTGGTGGTTTGTGGGTTACCAACTACTTTCAAGGGAACAGCTTCATTCCCGACCTGTAGATTCAAAGTGAATACTTCCGAGAGCTGTCGGACAATTCCTCCCTGAGCAAAGTTCTGTGTAGGAGCTTTAAAGTTTGGTACAGAGAAGGTTTTAAGGTTGTTTATGAAATGGAAGAAACCTTCACCAAGCATCTGCACTACACCCTTTCGAACGACAAATTCTCCCGGGGTAAGATTTGCGGGAACTGAATCAGTATCACCGGTTCCGGGGACATCTCCACCTTCTCCGAACTGATATGGAATACCGAATCCTGTGAATCCTCCGAAAACGGGTTCTTGCCCTTCTTTAACATACTTAGTCACTACGGTGAAGACAGCCCTCATACCATTGATTTTATTAAATAAATCGTTCATTCTGGTCTCGACAGAAGCAATCATGGTGGAAAGAGAAGTCATACCCGTTCCGTCACTCCCCATAAAATGCACTATAAAGTTAGCACTCTTTGCGGATATAGCAGATGCCAGGTTTTCAAATCTCTTCTTCATGTCGTCGATTAAAGGAGAAAGCATTTTTGCACCTTCTCCAGCATCTCCTTTAAGAGCAAAGACAGCTTTGAAGTCCGTTTTCCCTACTTCATCACAAAGTTTACGGAAGGAGTTTTGCGTTTCCGTAATCTTCAGGGATAGAGATTTCTTCTCTGTACCGTCAGCACCTTCAAAGTAGACAACATAGCTAGGAGGTTTCTCGACAAGCTGTGTCTGGAAGGATGCCAAGGTTTTCATTACTTCGTTTATGGTATTGGTGAGTGTATCTACAGGAGAAGCCTTACCTAAAATCCTTATGACAATCGCAAACTTATCTCCCCTGTTGCTTTCGTCAATGGCAGTCAGTAACCGGTTCAACTGAGCCAGAGCCGAGTCAATATTGATTGCTACGGTCAATTCCTTAGCTAGTCTCTCGGCAACATCGTTGTATTTGGCCATCAAGGTGTCGATAGTCTTCTCAATTCCCGACATCTTGGACCTTGAAGCATCTGCGGTAGACTGGGCTATATCCACCAGTTTCTTAGTAGCTGCCTCTTGAGCATTTATTAACTGCCCTATAAAACCGACTCTTGCATTCTTGGTGGCTTCTGCATCCATGACCTCCTTACCTTCAGCATCCTTCTTCATGACCGTCAGATTTCCGATCATTCCAGATGCCTTATTGAAGTAATCTTGTGCAGAAGCTACCTTGACCTTTGCAGCATCAAGGGTTAGACTTTTATCGGTTTCATTCAGTTGCTTCCAACCAGCACCTATGATAGACTGAATTTCCCGTTCTTTGTCGGCTCTTTGTTGCTCAGAGTCCATTGTCAACCGAAGGGCTTCTCGTCTTTGTCCTTCTAAGTCTTCCTTGGTTTTAGTCAAAGACCTTTCGGCGTTTTCAATTTCCTTTAAGGCTGCAATGTACTCACTTTTATACCGTTGACCTTCGGCAATCTTACCATCTATAAGACCTTTGTATTTAACTAGGTCATCTTTGTAAATGGCTGCAAGCTTCTCGGCATTCTCTTGTTCCAAGGCAGCCATCATGTACTTCTTATTTTCCCCGATTATCTGGGTTTGTTTTTCAAGAAACTCCTTTTTAGCGGCATATACTCTGTTCCAAGCAGCAATCTCCTTGACGGTAGCCTCTTCAATCATTATCTGGCTTTGCTTGTAGTAGTCGTCTTCAAGTCGGTACTTCTCCATCAAGAAGTTAGTCTGATTAAGGATAGAAGTCTCCGCATGGGATATTTCCTGATTCTTTCGAAGCTCAAGAGCTTGTAATTGGGCTTCGGAAGCTGACTTCAGCAGTTTGGCTTCGTCCTGATACATCTTGTCCATCATGGATAAGGCTTTTTCAACCATCTTAGCTCTGGATTCCAGAAGCTTATTGAAGTGATCATCAAATACCTTCTCCTTCTCGGCAAGAAGGAGCTGTTCATCCCCGGTTTCTTTTCTTAAGGTATCGACTGCCTTCTTGGCTGCTTTCTCAGCCAAAGCAGCTTGCTGGAGGACAAAACCCTGACCCTTAATATCCTGAGCCGCATAATACTCTTGCCATTTAGCCCCTAGAGCGAATAAGGAATCAAACTGTTTCTGTTGGTAGTCGGACATCCCTGCTTTTAAGGATGCTACCATCTTATCGTTCAATTCCACAATGTTCTTGACGTTATTGGCATACTCCCCTTGGGGAAGGGAATCTAGGAGTTTTTGTCTCAGTTCCTTAGAAGAATTGATAATAACGGAGGCAGTTTCCTGATAGATGCCAGCCGATACTCTGTATTGATTGTTAAACATCTGTTGGGCGGCGTAATTGTCTCTACCCTCTTTTGTTAAAGCCGAGAAGGTTATCTTTAGATTGGTAACAGCCTCTGTATAAGCTGAAGTCTCCATTCCCGCCAGAGACAAAAGCAACTTATAGGGTTTAAGTAAATCCATTACAGAGGAGACAGTCGTACCCCATTGAACAAGAAGACCTCTGTCCTCATTCAAGTAATCAGAATAGAGTTTAAGGGACTTTGCGGCATTATCGTATTCCTTAACTAAATTCTGGATGGCATCAACAGCCGATCGGGTAGCCATCTTCTCATATTTAGCCGATACTTCCGTAAGAAGACCGGCTTGGGCTTCTAAATTGCCGTTAAACCGCAGCATTTGGGAAGAAAGTTCAGGGAATGTGTCCTTAACCTGTCGTAAAACTGCCAGATAGTCGTCGGTGATTATCTCTCCTTTACTCTGACGATCATTCAAATCAAGGAGAGTTTTGGCGTACTCTACGGCTGATTTACTGTTTTCCGTATAAGTTATGGTGTTCTTCTGAAGAGTTTTTCCTAATTCCGCAGAGCTTGTACTGAATGCGTAAATGGCTGACCCAAGAGCGATTACTGTGGTTAGTAATAACCCAAAAGGATTGCTGGCAATCACCGCTTTAAGAGCTAACCAAGCTCTACTCAATATACCCACAGAGGAAGCTGCTCCCACCGATGCTGTTCCTATGTAGCCTATAGCAGCGGCCGATCCTGTAAGAAAGATAGCCAAAGAAGAAAGACTGGCTCTAAATAAGTTCCAAGCTGCGGTGAGGAGTCCTACGGTCGTAGTTAGCCCCATAGCTTCCACAGTGGCTTTACCTAGCCAACCTACTAATGCAATGTCTAATACTGCTTTTATAGCTATGGTTAAAATACCTAAGGCAGTCTTGAGAAGGAATACCATTGCTAAGAACTTCGCCATAGCATTGTCGGTAAGATAAGTCATTACATCAACGATCTTGGTTAGTCCTGTTATCACCGAACCAAAGACATCGGTTAGACCACCCTGACTCATCCTTATTATCATATTAGTAAAGCGGTTACCTAACACAGATATTTTTACGGAGAGACCTTCGGTCTGGGTACCCGCCATTATGGCAGCAGCCCCGTATTGTTCGGTAAACTTGATCATCATACCAAGATGTTCGTGCATGGTGGAGATAACCAAAGCAGCATTACCTGCTCTTACGTTAAAGAACTGGACGGCGTTTGTTAAACTTCCACCAACCACTTTACCTAAGTTCTCAGCAACCTTAGCAAGACCGAGTTTCTTTATACTCAAATCTTCGGTAGTCATCCCCAAATCTTGCAGAGCATTACGGAGTTTAGCCGAAGGATTTTCTAATCCGATGAACACTTGACGTAAACTCGTACCTATAGTGGACATTCTCATACCTTCGTTTGACAATGCCATTATAGCTCCTAGAGTTTCCCCTAGACTGGCTCCTGCAGCATGAGCCGCCGGACCTATGTAGTTAAACACAGTCCGTAAACCCTCAAGATCGGTCTTAGATTTGTTAGCTGCCATGGTCAACATGTCCATGACTCTTGAAGCATCCTCAGCAGGTATCTTGAATGCACGAAGTACGGTAGTTAGCAAGTCGGCTGCTGTATTCAAAGGTTCAAGAGTACCCTGGGCACCTCTAGCAGCAGCGGCAATCACCTGTAAAGATTCCCCTGCACTAAAACCTGCCTGAGCAATGTAAATTGCACCTTTTCCTATTTCAGTAGCCGAATATTTTGTTTTATCCGATATATCAAGGATTTCATCCCCTAATAAACTGATTTCAGCTTCAGTACCTTGGGATATAGCCTGTAACGCCTTTAACGATTGATCAAATTCAGTTACGGCATTTATTGCCTTTGAGATGGATTCAATGAACTCCCCGATGATCATGGCAGCTACTATCCAGGCAGCCAAGCTCGTCAAGGCTCTTGTCAAGTTTTGTATGTAACCAGCAGCTACATTGGCGGCAGCTCCCCCACCTATTAATCCTTGTGTAAACAAAGACAGGGTGCTCAAGGGGCGGTTTACACCGCTAGAAAATCTACCCAGTTCTGTGACATGATTCTGGAGAAGTTTTACCGCTTCTTTATGAGTTACATTTCCTGACTGGATGGCTTGGTCAAGAAGCATTACCACTCTACCAGTTCTTCCACCAGCACCTTCAACTTTTTCGACTGCTTTCTCCCAAGCAGCCATATTCCTTATTGATTCTCCCCAAGCTTTATCTAAATTAGTTAGATTCACTTGAGCCATTCTGAAGCTCTGCTGGGTACCTTCCATTTGGGAAATGATTTTTGTGGCACTTTCCCCAAACTTTGTCTGTGACCCTATGAGACTTTGGTACTTGACATTGAGGTATTCTTGATTGTCGGCAAGGAGTTTGGCTGAGTTAGCTGCCCTGGTAGTCAGCTCCCCATGTGCCCTTAAGTTTTCTTGGGCTGTTTTTAGAGGGACATTTCCTTCTGCAAACTTCTGTCCCATGTATTCAATGGCACTTGCAGAAGCTTTGGTGTTCTTTTCTGCCCAAGTAACAAAGTCGGAGTAGGTCTGTATTCCCCTTCCAGCTTCATTGGCTCTATTTGCCACTCCCTGTAAAGCGGCTTGATAGTCTGCCCAAGTTTTGATCTGGGTACCAAACTTGTCATGGATGGAATCAGCAGCTTTCCCAAATTCGGAGTACTTAGTTCGAAGGGCATCGACTCTTTCCTCTACTTGTTGGGAACTTCTTCCTAACTGTAGGTACTGATCTCCGATCTTTGCAACTTCTCCTCTTAGAAAGGAAGAGGCTACAGCTTGTTTATCGACGGTAGCAGCCCATTTCTCCCCCGCCAATCCCATCTGATTCATTCGCTCTATGTTACCAGCA